AGCCACGCCATTGGCAACCATGCCGGTCGCAACCAGAGTCCCCGAGGACCCCGAGGTGCGAACGACGATGTCGGCCTCGACGTAGAAGATGTCGCCGTTGGCTGCATCCACCGCGCCAGTCGTCGCGATGACAGTGCTGCCCAGCTTCAGCTTGACCGTCAACGTGTCGGTCGAGTTCGTCGCCGTCGCAGTCCCCTGAGCCCGCACGCGAATGATGTCGCCAGCATTCAGTGAAGACGCAGGAATCGTCAGCGTCGAGTTGTCGAAGTTGGTCTCGGTCGTGCTGTTGGTGACAGCAGCACTCGCCGCAGTCGCCACCAACGACAGTGAATTCCCACTCGGGGCATTCAGCATGACATCGACCGTCGTGTCGCCCGATGCAGCGGCAGCCACTGCCACACCGAGGTACGTTCCGGTTCCGGCGACATTGGCCTGAGAGTTCAGAGAATCCCAGAAGCACCGCTGGCCGACCGCAATCGCGCCAGAAGGCTTGTCAAACCGAAAGACGCCTTCCGTAGTGATCGCACCGAGTTCGTTGGCGGCGATGTCCGTCTTGACAACGCCAACCAGCCCTCGCTGCACGATGACGGCACCAGCGGTTTGCGCAGTGCCTGGGGTGTAATCAATCGCACACCCCTCTTGACGATAAGTCACAGCCATGAATCAACTCCTGTGTGTGAGAGGGAAGTGTGGGTTACGCCGCGCCCTTGGACTTGACCCCGCCGAGGTATTCGGCCTGATCGCATCCGAAGTCGTGGTATCCCCGGAACTGAATGCCGAGAGTCGAGAAGTCAGCCTCGCTGCTCTCGACGGTCGGGGCCTGCTGCCCGTTGAGGAACGACACCAGCATGGTCGGCCACTGATTGGGGTCACGCAGCAGATACCACGCCGTGGTGGAGTAGCCGCTGAACGCAGAATCCGACAACCACGGGCAGACCACAGGCCGATAGCGGTTGACGTAGATGTTGGAGTCGGCCACCGTCGAGTTGCCGCCCACCAGGTTGCTGGCGACGTACAGCCGGTTGGCGACTTCCTCCAGTTCCGGCGGAACCAGCAGAATCGACGGGTTGCCACCAAGACGCTTGGCCCCATCGGCAGCCGCACTGACCATTGTGCGGAACGCCTTGACGCCCAGCCCGAGCCCGACAGCATCCGACCCGAGATTGGTCGTGGCACCATCGATGTAGTTGCCGCGAGCAGAGGTGAAGAACGACGCATTGTCCAAGAACTCGGTCCAGAACACGTCGTTAATCTTCTGAGCAGCACCGGCACCGAGACGGGTCCGCAGGTCGTCAAACGCCCCGAGGTCGTCGTTGATGATGTCCGTGCGGGTCAGCGAGAACATCTTGCCGTAGGTCTCGACGCGGGTGGCGTACGATTCCTGCGACACAGTCCCGTGCCTGAGTTCGCCGGTCGGGCCGACCTTCTCGTAGGCCATGTTATCGAGCAGTCGATAGCGAGTGACCGTCTTGAAGTCGCGGACAGACCTGACGCCAGCGATCTGCCGCCAGGTCTGGTCCTCTTCGGTGTACCCGTCGAGCAACTCCTTGTTGGCGACGTTGCTGAGCAGGTTGCTGACCGAAACGCCCAGCGTCGAGAAACCGTTTCCGGCCTGAATCGAAACCTTAACGGCGTTCATCACCTGAGCAAAGTTGCCAGCGTGAATGCGGTCGCCGGGGCGAACCACCATCCCGCCCTCGCCAGCCGCCATCAGCAGCAACTGTTGCAGGCCGAGATTGCGGTAGTTCTTGTGTGCCGCCTCCAGCACATCCTCCTTGAACTTCTTCTCGAGGCGAGGCAGCCCAGCACTCATGCAGAGCGCGGCCTCGATCACGTCAGGGCGCACATCTTGACTGGAGACATGAATCGCCGGACCCTTGGGGGCAGCAGCACGCACCATGGCCAGTTCCGCCTGAGAGGTCGCGCGAATGGCAGCCGCCTCAAACGTCGCGTCGGCCCATCGCTCCTTGATCGCCCTGGCCTTGAGGGCCACCAGTTCCTTCTTGCCAGCCTGCACCATCTTGCGATAGTCAGGGCCAGCCTCTGCCTCGTACTGGGCGACGGCAGACTCGTACTCGGCCAAGACATCCTCGTAGGACGCCTTGATCGCATCAATGTCGAAGGCCGCAGCCTTGACATCCTTCTCGTCTCCACCCACCGCTTCGAGCTCCTCAGCGTACTTCGCCTCGAGGGCTTGACGCTGCCTGTCGGTCAGGGATTCAGGCTTGAACCCCATCGCCTCGATCCACTGATCGAACTTCATCGAATTTTCCCCTCGGGAAGAATCGGCAGCACCGGCTGCCAGGCGGACTGTGGTGCGCTCGTCTGCTCCACGCGGGAGAAACGCCACACCGTACAAACGACTCTTGCGGGCGACGTAAATCGGCCCCTTGTGCGTCATTCCATTGGCCTTGACGGAATCTCCGTCTTCGACCTCCTCGACCTCGACAGGCTGCACCTCAACGCTCGCCTGCCACGGGAATCCATTCCCACTCGCTGCCAGAAATTCTTGGGTCGCCGAGTTCGCGCCAGAAACGAGCCCGTCCATCTGGAGATCGCGACCCGTGTTCCGCACTGCCGTCACATGGCCGACGATAGCCTTCGAGTCGTGGTGGAGATTCGCGACGATGCTCGGGGCCTCCTCCATGCCAGTCAGGTCGATCACCACAGGCCGGTCCCATCCATTCACCCGCAGAGGACCACCGTTGTAGGCCAGCACAGTGAACTTCCTCGGGGAATCGGCCTCCCCGGCATGAAGCTCCACCCCCCCGGCAAACACCAGACTCGAGCCTGCTTTCATCTTCTTCTCCCGATCCATTTGGGCGACCTTGGACTCAGCCCACGACTTTCCCGCGTCGCCCCCCCAGAGCAACCACGAAACGAAACCTGCGCTTTCGCTTCCGGCGGTCTTCCACCCTGGGCTCTTGATGACTCGCTGAAACCGGCTGAAGTAGCGGTTCATCTTGCGAACATGCCGCTCAGTCAGCACCTCGCGCCGAGCAATCTTGCCAGCATCAGAGACAGTCTGAGCCTCGAGTCCGTCGCCAGAACGCCCCTCTTTGTGCAATCGCAGGCCACGTCGAGCAGCCGCCGCCATGCCTCCTGTGGGGCGAAGATCAACCGCCATTGGTCGCATCCTCCTGAGCCGGAACACCGGCATTCCGCTGCGCCATCTCCGTCTGCATCTGGACCTGCATCGACTGCATGAAGTTCTGCCGCATCACGACAGCCTTCATCTCTTCGACGGTCACGCCATAGTCGGTCGCCAACTGCGTGATGTGATCAGTCCAGTCCACGCCATCCTCGGCACACACAGACGACGGAGAGGCGATGCCAGTCGAGAGGTTGATCTTTCGTGCCTGGGCCTGTGAGACTACGTCAGCCACTGGATACTGAGGCCAGTCCCATGTGTGCGACGGCACACTCCCATCGCCACGGAAGCCATAGACCAGCCGAGCACGCTCAAAGAATCGCTCGAACAGCGGGTCCAGAACTGTGTCCTGGCAGTCCTCGCGCTCACGATCCAGCTTGAGAAAGTAGGTGCCGTGGTCCAGTTTGCCCGAGGCGAAGTTGTAGCCCGAGGAGTCGCACATCGCGATGTTGGCAGGAATGGCAAGCGGTCGGGCCTGTTCCTGCACCAAGTTGCGGTGAAACGCCTCGTACGATGCAGTCGGCTGCTCGGCCTTCATCTGCTTCACATCCCAGCCCATCGGCAGGGCGGTCATCAACCGCTTGTCAATCGGCACTGAGGTCAGCGGCTGGACGGGGTCCGCACCATCCGGCGTCATGTTCGTCGTGATGATGGCAGCGTAGTCCGCCGCCACTTCAGCCGCTGCCAAGGTGGCCTCTCGCCACCGCCGAGCAGCACCGCCAGTGTTCAGCGTCGAGCGGAATTCCGGCACGCCCCGATGCTGGCCCGGACGACGGAGGGTGAACCAGTGGACGATGTATTTTGAGGCAATCCGAATCGGCTCGAGTGCCATCCACGAAAAGCTGCCGCCTGGATGGTAAGGAAGAATGTCGTAGTAGATAGGGTTCCCGAACTCATCGAACCGAATGCCATCGATGTAGCCCTCACGGTAAGGCGGAATGGTCGGACTGTGGCACATCTCGGTCTCGATCAGCATCACGTCGAGATCGACCTGATCCCTGATGCGAGAGTTGTTCCGAATGATCCCGAACGACTCGCCGTCCTGCACGCGGGCATGGGCCATGCACCACAGCTTCCGCCGCAACTGCACTGCCCGAGACCACGAACGCCACTTGTCTTCCACAAGGGAATTGAACGCAGGGCTCTGTGACTGCATCCGCAGAGTCGGACCTGTTCCAACGAGAAAGTCGGCATGCGTCTGGAGCATGCCATCCGTGTACCCGTTGTTCGCAGCCTCGTATCGAGCCCGCTTGACCAGCGTCCGCCGAACCTGAGTCGAATGAGCGGAGTCAGCGTCAAGCGCATCCGCATTCACCCAGTAGTTGTCCATGTCCACCGACGAACGGGCAGCGTCGAACGTGGCGCGAATCTCCCGCCTCGGCTTCTGCATTGCCGCTGCCAGATCGGCCCGAGCCTTCACTTGAGAGGCAATCGGCTGGCCCTTCGCGTCGAGGATCATCCACACCCCGGAGGCTGAATCTTCTGGAACCGCAGCCCGAACCCAACCACCTTGTTCGTTTGGGCGACCTGAGTCGCTTCGTGAGCCCGCAGCTTGAGCAGTTCATCGACAGTCCGCTGCTCAGCCGAACGACCATCCACAGCCATCTTTAGTGGCTCGCTGGCCGCATTGCTCAGGGCAGCA